GTTAACTCATCGAGAACTGTCTTAAGTTCTTCCCGAAGCGCTTCTTTCTCTGCTTGAGATTGAGATAAAAGGTCCGAAGCGTTTAGAGTTATGTCATTCCCTGGAATGGGAATTGTCCCAAATTTTCCGCGAACTTGCCCGAGGGTTTCTTTTGAAATAGCCAAAGCGAATCGCCGTATCCATTGTTTACCAATTGAATTAATACTGTTATAAGGAAGATTAGAGAAAGGAAGGGTATTCATGTTGTTCACGCCCTTCAATTTCCCTGTGGCTGTATCATCTTCAGTCCATGCATTAGTTTGCACAGTGAACTCAATCCAATATGTCTTTGGCTGGCTGGTTTCTGGTGTGGGAAAAATTCTTAATTTATTGTTTTTAACTTCATAAGAATACATCGATGTTCTAGTATAAATGGCGTCTTCATAAGCCATAGCTTGCAATTTATTTTGCCACGTCGGGACTAACTCAAATTGAGAATCGTCAGCGTACATACCATATGTTGACATATTCCCAACAACATTCAATCCTCCATAATAACTATAGAAACGCCACATAGCATAGGGTGTGCGGTAAAAGACTTTTCTGATCGTCACGCGCTTATTCCCCACTTTGCCGAAAAACGGGGATGATACATCGTTAGATGATTCGGTTTCTACAATATTTTGAAGGTCGTAATCTTGTTGGTCTGCGATCGTGCTGAAGGAGGCGGAATAAATTGGCGTATTTCCCCCCATGTCGGCTTCTGTGGATGTTCCTTTACCGACCCGGAGAGCATATCCAAAAGAAAACTCCGGATACTGTAGAGAGGCAGTAACACCTAGTAAGTCCGAATCTGAGGTCTGTTGTCCATCCTGATCGAATGTCCCAGTTGGAGCGCCTAACACATTTGGAAGGGTGTTTTTCGCTTGATGAATATTCACAAGATAAGAATATTCTAGTACTGAGTCTTCATAATGAGAATAAATATCTTGTTCTGTGAGTTCGATATCAAGGACTGCGCCCCCTAACTTACGGTAGGTGTAAGTTACTTGGTCAGATGCCCCAGACATAAAGTTTGTATCATATAAATCGGATGTAGCGTCAACATATACGCCCAGGGCGTAAATAGAACCAGACGCAGCGGTGTCCGTGCTTCCCGTCGAAGGTAAGATAACCTTGGACATCTGGCTTACGGGGGTTAAAACAGGAACTGCCATTAATATTATTCTCCTATATCAGAGTAAATAGTATAGAAAATGACATAACGGTAAAAAACCCCGCTTTATCCAGAAGACTTACCTTCTAGTTTTCTTCCTTCCAGTTCGAGTTGTCGTTCTTGTGGGAGGGGTAACTCTAACAGGTGAGGTTTTAGTCTTTTTGGTAGTTGTTGTGGTGGGAGAAACCGTTTCAGTTACAACAGGTTCCGGAGTTGGTATAACCACCGGATCAGGAACCGTGACTACTGGTTCCGGCGTGGGGATAGGATCTGGTGTAGTTAGAGTTTCCGTATCTGTTGTAGCCCCCCATTTATTCCAAGGGTGATTAATAAATTTTGGTGAATGTATTCTACGTCTTTTCTTGCCCATAATAAGCTCCTTTAATAAGGTAAATAGTTATTAATAAAGCAAAATCTCAAAAAATTGACGGCAATATTTTTTAAAGGTATTGAGCTTTTGGTCTTAAACCAAAAAAACCCCCTTCCGAAGAAGAGGGTAAAATATAGATTTATATTTTAATTCTAGGATAAAAGCTCCTAATATCAGCTAGCGCCGATAGCGGCAACCGAAGCTGGCGAGTTGCCCGTGGTGGTGAGGTGTGTACGGACGTGCCAAGCGGCACCATCGACAGCAGTAATATGTAACACGTCCCCAGAAGCTCCACCAGTGGTTTGAGCATCTGGCGAGAAGTTAAGATAGTCATAGCTCCCTGGCGTCCCGGTTGCTGTATCATAATCCACCCTCTGGTTGGCAACCTTGTCGACCGTTGCCGAGGTCAGCGTAACAACACCATAGAAGCAATCACCTGCTGTAACTGTAATCCGGGCAGCGTCGTCAGTATTCACCGCATCCTTCAAGATAATTTTGAAGTTAAGTCCTGTCGCTGCGGCTGGAAGCGTGATCGTGTTGGATGTCGATGCATCCCAAAAAATAGTGGCTCCCGACTGGTTTGCAGTCAAAGTAGTATCCGAGGATACCGCGACAACTTGGTCGTTTCTAATTTTCAATTGATTTTGATTTTCGTTAATCAGGCTACGAATTCGTGCCCAACCTACTCTTTTTGTTCCCATAATATATGTTCTCCTTATATAAATATTAATTAGGTTAATTAACGAAAGGGTTTCCCCTTCCGCAGATAAATAGCATTTCCAAAGACGAACGGGCGCTTTATTTTGCATAAAAAAACCCCGGCTGAATCAACAGCCGAGGCTCTTTTTACGAAACGCTTTAGCTATTAGCTAGTTGCGCCTGCGCCTCCGAGGAGATCGCGGACAATAACGAGCCCGTACATATCAGGACGGACCATCTTCTTCGCGTAGCGCGTCATGACACCCTTACGGGGCACGAAGTCTTCGGTTCCAAAGATAGTAGGCGTGACCTGAAGCGGCACGTATGGAGCGTAGACATATCCAGACTCAAGGAATCCAGAACCTCTGCGACCAACAAGAACAACATTACGTGGGAAGTATGGATCAACATGGACATCCCATTTGTTATTCAATGTACCAACCTTAACAGTACCAGCTTGACCCTTCTTATCATCGGCAGTAACCGTAGCACGGAAACCAGCGGTGAACTCAAGGATATTGGCAACCTCGGGAGATGTAACGATGAAGTTAGCTCCTCCACGAAGCGTCTTGCGGTGGATTTGAGCACTCACGTCATTAACAGTCTCAAGAAGTGTCTCATACCATTCGCTAACCGTACCGGTGAAGTCGGGAGCAGCCGAAGCAGCACCAATCTCAACACCTGTGTCCCTGCGGACGAAAAGACCGGGGGAGCGCGACCAGTAGTAAGTAGCAGCCTGAGCGCCCTTGATGAGGTCTTCAAGAATCTCTTGATCAATTTCAAGAGCAATTTGCTCCGAAAGAATACCTGTAAGCTCAACTTCAGCGTCGAGGTTGTGGTAAGCATTCAAGTCTTGACCCAACTCAGGAGTCCACTTAGCCTTGAGCTTCTTGGTCATCGCTGTGACAGCGATGGAATCAACCTTGATGTTGATTTCAGGCAAGTTGGCGTTGTTCTCAAGTTCCCAGGCTGCTGTGCCGACGACAGAACCAACCGAACCACCAGCAACAAAGTTGTCAGTGATGCCGAACCCGAATCCTAAATTTACAGCGGCTTCGACTAGCTCTTCTCGGAGATCGTCAGTCACTGCGGTGGTGGTCGCCTGAAACACCATTTTAAGAACTAAATTGGTGTTTGTAGGATCAAAAGTATCACCCGTCGAACCACTATGGATTGCTGTGAGTCGTCGGACCATAGTCCCGTTCCCAAGCGTACCTGTGGGAACAATAGCAATCAGGTTTTTCAGATTCAATTGACCCCATTGAGCAGAGCCTGTCACGCCAATAATCACGACACCAGAGCCCGAAAGATCAGGATCGAAACGCATAGCCCTATCCAAGTCAGCGTCTCCAAAGGATCCTGTACCAGACATGGTATAAGTGTCGTTTGGAATGACGGAAGTACCTGTAGAACCTGTAGGCGAAGCATAACCACTGTTCAAGTTGTAAGGACCTTCGTCCGCACTTGCACCTGTAAGAACCACACCACCAGTAATCTGCGAAGCAACAACGTTTCCGCCGAAGAGCGACCCGCCAGCTGTGTAGCCGAGCTTGCTAAACCGAGTTGTGAAGTCCAAGAAGAAAATGAGACCCGAGGGGAGACTCATAGGTTGGACACTAACAAGATCGTTAGCAATAAGTCCACCGAATACACGGCGAACGATTGGGAAAGCAACAGAAGCGAAGCCCTCCACATCTCCACCAGCCATGGTGGATGTTTCTCTAAGCAGTTGAGCTGCTTGATTCTCTAAAAGACGAGCCATTCCTTGACGCTTGTTCTCATCTGTGAGTCCTTCAAGAAGTCCTGTGCGCTCCCACTTTTCGAGGAGGGCATCTCCTTCTTGCTGAAGATTGCGTGTTTGGATACCTTCAGTAAGTTTTTGTAAAACAGACATTTTTTAAATTCTCCTTATAGATTTTAGTTTGTTTTTAGATACCTGCTAAAATTTTCCATCGTGCAACAGCAGGAGAAGATTTCTCTTTCTTACTGTCTGACGCTGGGAAATAAGTTGAAGAATTTCGTGTAACTGCTTCGCTCAGTGATTGTGGCTGTTTTACATTAGCAGAAGTGCCCACTGCGCTTTGAAGTGTCTCAAAGATAATCTTTGCTTCTTCAACAGAACTGGCTTTAGACAACGCTTCGACAATTTTAATTTTTTGCCGCTCATTCAAGGAGGAGTTTGTTAAAACCTTGTTTGTGTACAACAAGCGTGCATTCGATGTACTTGTCTCTGTGAGAGCTTGATGCACCTTGTTAAGTGTTTCGTTTAATTTTTTATTACGAGCCTTGAGCTTTTTGTTTTCGTTTGTAGTTTCTTTTACATTTTCAATTGCTCTTTTTAAAGGCTCTTGGTATTC